TGACTGTTCTTTTCCGCTTCCCCATTGAAAAGCAATTTCAAGCTTATCACCATTTGAATCAGTTACTGAATCATAGATGATATGTTTATGAAGCGGTTTTGAGTTATTATCTTTTATAAAATCAATGATGCCATTTTTAGCACAATAAGATTTAATCTCGTTGGTATTTTGATTTTTTATTTCAAAAGTAATACCACTATAAAGATAACTAATGTTTTTTATATCTTCACAAATTTTTTTGTAAGAATAACCGATTTCTCCAGTTTTAAATACTTCTGGGTCGGGGCTAAATTCAACGATAGTACCATTTCGTAATGAAGTATTACATTCTTCATAATATTCTAATTCGCCCTTTTTAAAAGATGCATGTGCCTCTTTACCGTCACGTATAGAAAAAACATCAAACCATTGAGCGCTTAGGCATACGCATTTGGCTCCAATACCATTAAGACCTGAGGCATTTTTGTATGCACCTTCTTCAAATTTACCACCAGTATGAGATTTAGAATAGATGGAAACAAGAACATTCTCTCCATCTTCTCTCATTCCAAATGGTACGCCACGACCATAATCCCTTACTCTAATAGCATTAAGCTCTTCATCTACTGAAATTTCAATTTTATCACCATATCCAGCAATAGCTTCATCAGTTGCATTATTTATAATTTCTTTAAAAGCTTGATATGTACCTTCGAGGTCATCTGACCCAAGATACATTTGAATACGAGACCTTACTCCATCTTTAAAAGAAAGAGATTGAATATCATTTATTCCATAACTCATTTATTCATCTCCCACCATTCATCTGCTTCTTCAATTTTCTGCCAATCTTCATCTTTAATGCCGCCACACATCCATTTTTCTTTTAGATTATAATAACAAATAATCCAATATGTATCATTCATCCAGTTTTTGTAGATTTCATCAAAAGGAAGAATATAATAAATATCGTCACAGACACTTGTAATTTTCTCCCATACACTATCCATTGTTCGATAGCCGCGCTTCATCATTTCTGCACGCACGGCCGCGGCGTAAGTAACAAAGTGATTCATTGGGTAATCCATTACTTTATTGACGAGAATATGATTTGGAGTTCCTTTTGTTTTAATATTACCAGCAATTGCACTGAGTTCGCGCCAAGCCGCGACTAATTGTTCTCTTGGTAATACACTAATCATGTTCTTGTGCCACATTCTCATAATATTTTCTCCTTTCACTATATATAAATATTATAACATAAAAATATCGAGAAGTCAAATTTACTTCTCGATACATTATTATATTTTAATGCTCCGCCTATTTTTCTGATTTTAGTTTATCATAAAATTTAAATTTATTCAAATTTTAATTATATATAATTTTATTATGCGGTAAGCGTATAATATGTTACACCATCAAGTGTAATTGTGCCTTTTGTCGGTTCGTCTGCTGTCATAACGGGCCTGCAATCTGCGCCGTAAGTCGGGCGCAGAGCTTCGGTGCGGAACGTCTGAAAATATCGCTGGCATTTCAGCAGTTCTTTCCCGTAGTCCGGTATCTCGTTCAGCACCCACACGCCGTTCTCCTGATGTGCAAGGGTCTGATAATCGCCGTATTCCAGCTTTATGGCGATTATGTCGATGTAGCTGTTCTTAGGCACTGAGCTTGTCATGGTCACAGCAACTTGATTGAGATTTGCAGCATTGAATGTAATTGAGATAAGCTGTTTTTCATTTGACGATGGTATTGTTTCTTGCGTGATTACTTCGCTGGCAGTGTATGTAGTCAAGACGATAGAGCCAGCAGAATAGGACGCAGACTTAACAAGCACACTTAATGTCATTTGACTGTCATAGCTATTCACATATTGTCTGAATCTAAAGGCGGTGCTGGAAGACTTGGTAAGGCGCACGGCATCCGTGAGCAGCTCTACGTTAACACGATTTGCACCCGAAACATTCCACCGATCTATTGTGTTGATATCTGAATAGCTTGCCTGTCCCTGCTGATTTATAGGAAACGTGCCGACGTTTGTATAGTCATTATTGATCGCTCTGCCATAAATAAAATACCAGTTGTCCAACAGATTCGGGTTTGTCGAGATGTCACACAATGCCACATGATTCCAGCTCGTCGGCTTGCCGCTTGCGTCGACCGCGGCGACACGCACCAGATCGCCGACCGCCGCACCGGTGAGGCCAAGTTGAAGAGCATTATTTCTAGCGGTTGTATCTTTTAAATTATATTTTTCATTATTAGGAAGGATTATTTTACTTATATCTGCCATAAGTTATCCCTCCTTATTAAGTAACCGTGATTGTTGCCTATGTACCAGTAAAGGTTGGTTGAGAAATATTACCTGTTGCAGTTGTTGTACCACTTAGTTGAGTTTTTGTACCAGTGAAAGTTGGTTGAGAAACAGTGCCACTTGGAGTGCCACTAATTGATATATCCTCTTCTGTTCCAGTAAAAGATGCACTAGTTGGTACTGCAATATTACCTGTTACAAGTCGCGCGCCAGTTCCGGTAAAGGCTGGAGCAGTTGCTTGATATGTAGCATCACCAGTTTTAACTGTAGTATTATCACCCTTTGTAGGTAAAGTTCCTTGGTCAAAACCAATAGTTAATGTTTCATTTGCAACGGTAGTTGTAAGTGTAGGAAGTGTCCCAACCGCGGTAATACTATTAACAATTGTTGTAGACCCAGCAGTTTGTACTGAAATTGTTGGCGCAGCCACAGTTCCTTCTGGAGTATACGTTGCTGTACCAGAAGCAGCTTTACTAACTGTTGCTGTTGTATTGGTTGTTGTTAGGTCAATTGAACCATGAGGTGTCATTGTACCAGTAAAAGTAGAAGAACTACCAGTAAAGGTAGGCTACGAAACAGTACCTTTTGGTTGATAATTTCCACTTGTATTATCTGCTGCTGTAATTGTAACAGTACTTGAAGTACCAGTAAAAGTTGGCTTAGATACAGTTCCTGCTGGAGTATATGTAGTGGATGCACTATCTTTCCAGCCCAAATCTCCAATAAGGCTTAAATCACCTAGTTCAACCCATTTAGTTCCGTCAAAAACAAATTCTTTACTATTATAAACTACTAAATAACCTTTAACAGCTGTAATTGTTGCTGAATTAATAACAATAGATGTTGTGGTAGAACCATCCGTTAATGCTGTAGATGTTTCTCCCATAAAAGTAACACCGCCAGAAATGGCACCTTGAATCGCGGCGATGTCATTGCGGGCTTGTTGGTCTTTTAAATTATAAGTACTACCAGTTGGTAAGGTAATTTTACTTATATCCGCCATTTATTTTTCCTCCTTAAATATTTGAAAAAATTAAATTCTCTGGGTCTTGAGTGTCCATAAATCCAGTGATTTTTTGGTTCCAAAAATTTTTTTCAGATGGATTTGTATGAATTTCTGAGTTAGATATGTGTTGAAATAAAGCTTGTTGGTCCTGGGCAATAAAAGGAGTGTCTATTAAATAGGCTTTCCCATCTCCTATTTTTATTCCAGGGGTAGTTTTTTCTATACCATCAATAATTGTAGTCTAATAGTCAGAATATATATATATGGTACCCTCTTCAGCAATTAAATTTGGTTGAGAATTCCAATCCGCTGTTTTACCATATAAAATAGAACGTAAACCTAACTACTATAAAGAAATATTACCCTATAATGTAGTTGAATTAATTTGTGGTTTATTTCTTAAATTATTATAATCTTGCCCTTGTGAAGGTGGACCTGGATTAATACTTTCAGCGAAATCTAAATTATAATTATTAGTATCTACATTTAGTTCAATAGTGCTGCCATCATCTAAGACAATTCCATGCTCTACTTTCATTATCTAAGTACCTCTCTTATTAAGTTTTTAGAGAGATTAATAGTTTTTATTCTTGTAGCAGCACGTGCACCATTTTCATAAATCCAGTTAAGCTAAATTTCAGCGGTTAAGTTATACTTAAAGGAAAGAGTCTCTTCTTGAGTAAATGTTATAGAAATAGTATTTTTATCTATTATTGTAACATCTTCTCCTGTTTTTGTATAAGAAATACTTCCTTGTTTAATAGTAAAATAAATTTTTTCAACCGATGTAAAATCTAAAGTTTCATCATCAGTGACTTTTAAAGTAAAAGTAGGTGTCGTCCCTGTTATCAAAATAGTCACCTCCAATGTAATATCTATCAACAAAAAGTTGAAGAAATCTGGTAGTACTCTGATAATTTGATTATTAAATAATTTTGTTATATAATATAAGTAGAAGGTGATAAAATGTTTAAAGTAAAGAAACTTAGAACAGATGAAATTATTCAAGTATTAAATGCAACATGTGATGAATATGGTAAAACTTGGTTTCTTATTTGGGAGAATGATGGATGGAGATGGCGGCCGGCCAATGATTTTTGCCCGCCAAATTATAAACCAAAGAAAAAACTTATTATTGCGGGCAGCCGCGATTTTAATGATTTTAAATTAGTGCGATTTGTTTTAGATAAAGAAGTAAATGAAATTGCAGAAGTAGTATGCGGTGAAGCTAAAGGCGCGGATACATTGGGTAAGACCTGGGCGCAATACCACAATATTCCTGTCAAAAGTTTTCCTGCCGATTGGCAAACTTATGGCTCAGCCGCAGGATACATAAGAAATCATGAGATGGGAGACTATGCAGATGAATTGATTGCTTTTTGGGATGGTAGTAGTCCTGGAACAAAAGAAATAATTGGATACATGAATAAAATAAATAAACCAGTACGAATTGTAAAATATCTTGAATTACCAAAAATTTGATTTTTAAAAAAATTTATGCTATAATAATTATAAACGTGGATAGGAACACGTTAATATAAATATAAAAGGAGATATTTATTATGAAATATTTTAGCGAAGTAACAAATAAAGTATATAATACTGTGAACGAACTAAAAGAGGCGGAAGCCGAAGTTACTAATAAAGCAAACGCGCGTAAAGCTGACGCAGAAAAGGTGGAAGCCGCGCGCAAGAAATGGGCAGAAGCTCGCGTAGAATATGACCGTGCGCTCTCAGAGTTTTGTAAGAAATACGGTGCATATCACAAGACTTATTCTTCTGACGATGTACGTAAAGAATGGTCTTCACTTTCAGAAATGGTAAATGACCTATTTCTTTAATAAGATTCCCTCAGAGAAATCTGAGGGATATTTTTTTATCTATTTTTTATATTATCTTTTATTTTTATTTACTTTATATTTGAAGATATATTCAAATATTTAATGAAATGAATATATCCATTATTAATAATAGAGGATGATAATTATGGAATATATTCAAAATGTAACGTTTGAGTTAAATACATTATAGGCACCAGTAATTATTGGAGCGAAATAGTATGATGAAGATACTAGAGGTATAACAGTACATTATACTAAAAATGGTGAATCATATCTTATCCATGAAAATAGTATAGTACGTTTAAGAATGCGAAAACCAGATGGAACTTCAATACTTAATAATGCAATAAATAATAATGATGGTACTGCTACTGTTATTTTTTCATATGAGTGTTTAAGTGCGGCTGGCCGAGCATATGCAGATTTAATGGAGTTTGATTTACAAGGTAGAATATTATCTACAGCTTCTTTTGTGGTTGATATATAGCCAGCGCCGAATATTTCTAGTCATGATGCACTTTCATCCAATGAATTTTAGGCTTTAGCCGATTTTTTAAATTAGGGAGACACAGTAATAGGCAAAGCATAGGAATGGGCGAATGGTTATAATGGAAATACTCCATTAGGTCCTAGTTCTAATATTACGACTAAGCCAGGTAGTAATAATAATGCAAAGTATTATTCATAGTAGTCAAATATGTGGGCAACTGGTCAAACAACCGGCACCCCAACTTCAACAAATAATGCAAAATACTATTCAGAAGAAGCAAAAAGAAGAATAGCAGACACTATAGATAATA